AAGAGCTCTCTCGGTGTTGCCTCTGCTATCACTTCTAATGCTGCTCCAGTTCCCATTTTTGCACTTGACGCTTCTCCTTCTAATCCTGTATCTATAGGTTCTAAGATTCATTTTGATTTATCATCTATTAAATCTCAATTCACCGTTCTTGCTCTTCGTCAAGCTGAAGCTCTTCAACGTTGGAAAGAAATCAGTCAGTCTGGTGATAGTGACTACCGTGAACAAATTCGTAAACACTTTGGTGTGAACTTGCCCCAAGCTCTTTCCAATTTGTGTACCTATATTGGTGGTATTTCTCGTAATCTTGATATCAGTGAAGTTGTTAATAATAACCTTGCTGCTGATGGTGATACTGCTGTTATTGCCGGTAAAGGTGTTGGTGCTGGTAATGGAACTTTTGAATATACCACTAATGAGCATTGTGTTGTTATGTGTATTTATCATGCTGTTCCTCTTCTTGATTATACTTTGACCGGTCAGGATGGACAGTTATTGGTTACTGATGCTGAGTCTCTTCCGATTCCTGAGTTTGATAACATTGGTATGGAAGTTCTTCCTATGACACAAATTTTCAATTCTCCAAAAGCTTCTGTAGTCAATCTGTTTAACGCTGGGTATAACCCTCGTTATTTTAATTGGAAAACTAAGCTTGATGTTATCAATGGTGCTTTTACTACTACTCTTAAGTCTTGGGTTTCTCCTGTCACAGAATCTCTTCTTTCCGGATGGTTTGGTTTTGGATACAATGAAGGTGATATTAATGAGGATAATAGAGTTGTTTTGAACTACAAGTTCTTTAAGGTTAACCCCTCTGTTCTTGATCCTATATTTGGTGTGAGTGCTGATTCTACCTGGGATACTGATCAGTTATTGATTAATTCTTATATTGGTTGCCATGTTGCCCGTAATTTGTCTCGTGATGGTGTTCCTTATTAAAAATTGTTTTATTTATGATTGGAAAATTTAATGATTTGAATAGTTTGGAACAAGGTTCTGGACTTATTCCTAATATTGAGCCGGATGCTTTTGCAGTTGCTCCCGAATTTGATTCTACCGAGCAGCTTCGTGTAGAGGTTGATGATACTGATGAATCTCGTCCTGTGCGTTATACTTCTGATATCCGTTTGATTCTTCATACCAAGGACCTTGCTTCTCGTGCCGGTATTGCTGTTGCTTCTAAGTTTGGACAAGGTAAACAGTCTGTTTCCCAGATTCAGCAAGTAATGGATACGATGTCTGATGATGACCTTTTGTCAACGGTTCGTTCCCGTCATGTTCAGTCTCCCTCTGAAATTATTGCCTGGTCTAAGGATTTGTCGGCTTATGCTGAGCGTCTTGAATCTCAAGTTCAAGAATTAATTGATGCTAAAAATGCTGAACAAGAAGCAGAAAAAGCGGCTGCTGCTTCCGCTGATGCTGCTTCTACTGAGTAATGGGTCTTCTTGGTTCAATCGCTGGTGGTCTTCTTGACTTTGGTTCTTCTGTAATTCAAAATTCGCAGAATAGACAAAATGTCCAGGAGACTAACCGGATGAACTACAAAATTAATCAGATGAATAATCAGTTTAACGAACGTATGGCGATACAGCAGCGTAATTGGCAGGAAAATATGTGGAATAAGGAAAATGCTTATAACACTGCTTCTGCCCAACGTCAACGTCTCGAAGAGGCTGGTTTAAATCCTTATTTAATGATGAATGGAGGTTCTGCCGGTGTTGCTCAGTCTGCCGGTGCTGGCGATTCTGCTTTTTCTGCTGGTTCTGCCGTTATGCAACCTTTTCAGGCTGATTATTCTGGCATAGGTTCTTCCATTGGTAATATTTTTCAATACGAGTTGATGCAATCTGAGAAATCTCAATTGCAAGGTGCTAGACAGCTTGCTGATGCCAAGGCAATGGAGACTCTTTCTAATATTGATTGGGGAAAGCTTACTGATGAAACTCGTAATTATTTGAAATCTACCGGATTGGCTCGTGCTCAGCTTGGTTATGCTAAGGAGCAACAAGAGGCTGATAACTTGGCGATGACAGGTCTTATCATGCGTGCTCAGCGTTCTGGCATGCTTCTTGATAATGAGGCTAAAGGTATTTTGAATAAGTATCTTGACCAACAACAACAACTTGACTTGAGTGTTAAGGCTGCAGATTATTATCAGCGTATGGCTTCTGGTTACGTTTCTTATGCTGAAGCTAAAAAGGCTATAGCTGAAGAAGCTTTGGCAGCTGCTCGTACTCGTGGTCAAAATATTTCTAATAAGGTTGCTTCTGGTATTGCTGAGTCTCAAATTGCTGCCAATATTGCAGCTAATCAGTCTTCCGCGGCTTATCATAATGAAGAATTCAGACTTGGTCTTTCCAAGGATAATGCTCGAAGTAGGAATATTGAATCTTGGTACCGTTCTAGAAATGAAAAGAAGAAGTACCAATATTTTGATTCTGACAAATGGGTAGATTATGGTACTAGCATTGGTAATACTATAGGCAATTTCTTGCCTCATAAGGTTATCAGTACTCGTCGTTAATTCCCTTGCTTCTTTACGTTTTCTTACCCGGTTCGTAGTGATACGTGCCGGGTTTTACTGCTTGGAGTAATTTCGGCAACCGCGCGTAGCGTGGTTATACACCTACTGAATTTCGGGACGTTAGGACTGAAATCAGAGCCGTAAGGCTATAGTACTGCCATCCTTTAAGCTTGACGCTCGCAACGCGTAAGCAATCTCCCGGAGAGCTTCTTTCTCTCGTCGCTGCTATATTCCTTAAAATATAAATTGGTGAAACCTACATGAGTTTGCCCGTAGGGAAAGCTATTTACCTCATAGCTTTCAGTCTCCCCTTGTCTTTATAGCGCAAACTCACAGACCAGCCTGCCACCCGCATAGCTTATTGTTTATTTATGTTAATAGTTTGTATGAGTATTTGTTTTTTTCAAATCTTTATCTATATCTTTGTACTGTCTTTAAAAAACAATGTCTAATTTAAAATTTTAAGTTATGGAAAAGTATTACTTGTGTTCTATCCAATCAAAGTTTAATCCTAATCAGAGCGAAACTGTTCTTGTGCTCGTTGATGAAATTTCTGAGTTCGTCGCTTCAAATCTTCGTCCTGATTGTCTTCTTCTTATTTCTCAATGTTCAACTTTTAAAGCAATTTCTGATGAAAAGTGAAACTAAATCTAAAATTTGGGCTGCAGTTATTGCAGCTGCTGTCAGTCTTCTTACGTCTATTGCTCAAATATTTTCGTAAGTCATGAATCCTGAGTTAATGAAATTTGTTGAGTGGCTTCTACATCGGAATATTCATTTTACTGTTACTTCCGCTTTTCGTACTGAAGAACAAAATAGTGCGTGTAATGGCGCTAAGACCTCTCAGCATTTAACTGGTGATGCTATTGATTTAAAACCTGTCGACCTTTCTGTTGACGCTTTTATTTTATTAATTAAGAATTCTTCTTTTCCCTATGACCAGCTTATAAAATATCGAACTTTTATTCATATTTCTTTTGCTCGTTATCGTAAGCCTCGTCATATGGAACTTAATTTTACTGATAGAAAATGATAACTAAGGAATTACAGAATAAGTTGGTAACTCGTTGTCAGAACCCTCGTACGGTTGTCAATAAGTATACGCATGAATCCGTTGTTGTTTCTTGTGGTTGTTGTCCTTCATGTGTTCTTCGTCGTTCTGCTGTTCAGACGAACCTTCTTACCACTTATTCTGCTCAATTCCATTATATTTATTTTGTTACTCTTACTTATGCTCCTTGCTTTCTTCCTACTTTGGAGGTTTCGGTTATTGAAACTTGTACGGATGATATCGCGGATGTGTCCTGCGTTCCCAATATTGATGAGTTGGACGATAGTGACACTAACACTTATCTGTTTGGTTTTCGTAGCGTTCCTCGTTCCGCTTCTATTAAGTTGAAAAATTCTACTGTTGAGCGTACTTTTAAAGACCCCGAAATCAAGTTTTATTATCCTATGAAGCCTAAGGAGCTTTTATCTATCCTTGGAAAGATTAATCATAATGTTCCAAATAGGATTCCTTATGTTTGTAATCGTGACTTGGATTTGTTTTTAAAACGTTTAAGAAGTTATTACCCGGATGAAAAATTACGTTACTACGCTGTATCAGAATACGGCCCTACCAGTTTCCGCCCGCATTGGCATTTGCTATTGTTTTCCAATTCCGAACGATTCTCGCAAACTGTTTGTGAAAATGTATCTAAGGCTTGGTCTTACGGACGTTGTGATGCGTCACTCTCGCGAGGATTCGCAGCACCGTATGTTGCGTCGTATGTTAATAGTTTTGTCGCTTTACCCAACTTTTATACTCAAATGCCAAAAGTGGTGCGACCTAAATCCTTCCATTCCATTGGATTTACAGAATCAAATCTCTTTCCTGAAAAGGTACGAATTGCCGAAATTGACGAAGTTACCAATAAGTGCCTTGATGGTGTCTGCGTTGAGCGCAATGGACGTTTTCGCACAATTAAGCCTACTTGGCCGTATCTCCTTCGATTATTCCCCCGATTTTCGGACCCTATTCGTAAACTTCCATCGAGTGTTTACCAATTATTATTTTCTGCGTTCACTGCGCCCTCACGAGTCATTCGTAGCGGATGTGCAGATATAACTTGTGACCCATTTAACGTAAATGCTCCTTTTAAACAAAATATCTTGTCTTTTTGTAAACAGTATTTAAATTATATAGATAATTATGGAAAATCAAATGAATGTAGGAATATCCTCTCTCCTCAGGCGAATTTACCGTATAGTGATGTTCTCATTCTTACTGAATGTCGTTTGTACGATGGTGTTGATTTGGAAGCTACTCATCGTCTCTCCCGTGTATATCGATTTTTTCTCGGAATTTCCAAATTTGCTCGAACTTATTCAACGGACGGATGTTCAGAACTCTTCTGGTCCAGCGGCACTCCGGGAGGAGAACTCCTTGGTCGAGACAGGTTCTTACGAATAATTTCTGAAAAAATAGTTACTTTTTGGAATCGTTACGATTACAATCGTCTTGTGGATTTTTATCAAACCTTGGAGGACTCTAATGATAAGGATTTGGTTGACTTTGAACTTCGTAACTATTCTTTTCGTTATAACAGGCCTCCTGATAATAAGGAAAAACCTTATCATGAACTACCTCTTGTTCGTCGTTTGGCTGCTGTGGCATTGATGAAATGTCGAGGTAAGGTCAAACATAAGAGGCTCAACGACTTGTCTGGTATTTTCTTTTATCAGGCTGAGCCTGATGTTGTTTAATTTTTTAAATTTTTATTATGGCTTCTTACACCGGAATGTCTAATCTTCAGAATCATCCTCATCGTTCTGGATTTGATATTGGACGTAAAAATGCATTTACTGCGAAAATTGGTGAGCTTCTTCCCGTCTATTGGGACATCTCTATGCCTGGAGATAAGTATCGGTTTAACGTTGAGTATTTTACCCGAACTCAGCCCGTTGAAACTTCTGCTTATACCCGGTTACGTGAGTATTTTGATTTTTATGCTGTACCATTGCGTCTTCTCTGGAAGTCCGCTCCTTCCGTGTTGGTACAAATGCAGGATATCAATCAAATTCAAGCTTTGTCTTTGACTCAAAGTTTGTCTCTTGGTACTTATTTGCCTTCACTTCAACTTTCTCTTTTGGGTACCTCTCTGTATTGTTTAAATGGTGGTAGTTGGTCTCCTAGCGATACTGACTCTTTAAAGAATATGTTTGGTTTTAGCCGTGCTGATTTGAGCTTCAAGCTTTTATCATATCTTGGATATGGTAATTTTTTGCGTTCTGCTCCTTCTTCTAATAATCGTTGGTGGTCTACTTCTTTGGTAAATGGAGTTTCTTCTAGATATACTCAGCAATATATACAAAATAATTATATAAATCTTTTCCCTATTCTTGCTTATCAAAAGATTTATCAGGATTTTTTCCGTTGGTCTCAGTGGGAAAAATCTAATCCTTCTTCTTATAATGTTGATTACTTTTCTGGTCTTACTCCTTCTTTGGTTGATGATCTTCCTACTTCTTCTTCTAATTATTGGAAATCCGATACAATGTTTGACCTTAAATATTGTAATTGGAATAAGGATATGTTGATGGGTGTTCTTCCGAATTCTCAGTTTGGAGATGTTGCTGTTTTGGATATTTCTTCTCTTGGAGATTCTAATGTTGTTTTGGGAATTGACCCTCACAAGAGCTCTCTCGGTGTTGCCTCTGCTATCACTTCTAATGCTGCTCCAGTTCCCCTTTTTGCA